ACTACGTGGTTGATCTTCACTTGAACCATGCCTCCGGTACGTTGTCTATGGTGGCCCATTCGATCCCATGCTTTGTGCAATACTCACCGTATGTAGTCTTGGAGACTCGGCTTAGCCTGTTATTGGGATTCTGAAAGACCAGATACACCGTGACTTCGGGGTGTTGTTCTCGAATGTGACGATGCTTCGCGCGATCCGCTGCGCGCCACAGACCTTTAGTTTCGATGTATACGTTTTCTTTTATTTTCCAGTCTGGATTGTACGTATGTTCTACAGTGTATTTTAGTTTGTTCGTTTCATACTGTAGTTGTGGGTACCGCGAATGGAACTCCTGCTCAAATTTGGATTTGTACGGCGCTAATCCCTTTCGTTTTTCGGAACGACGTGAAATATAACCTCCCCTGTTTTGGATTGCTCCATCATTGAGTTGATAATATCACTCCCCCAGGTGGTAACTTTACCATCAAGAGTTCGCCAACTCATAATCAGACAGGCAATTCGTTCGAGTTCTTCAAGTGTTACCGTGTTCCTCTTCGGCAATTTGTTTAACAAGCTCGTCATAATGTTCTCGCCAATCGTCATTTTCTTTCCGCCAGATGTACAGTAGTCGTCCGCTCTGGATTAGTCGTTCCTCGGACTTGTAGAATGCTCGTACTGCCTGGAGCATGTCTGTTTCCTCAGTAAGAGAATCGATAATACGACTAGACTTGACGGGTCCAATACCCCCCACTGCAGGAACATTGTCAGCGGAATCGCCAGTAAGCAACTGACGATAAAGGAGCCTAGTACCGTCCAGCTTAGAAACATCACTGAACTCATTCTTTCTCCAGTTGTAGTGGTGTCCCTCAATCTGCTTCAGATCTTTGTCGATACTGCAAATAATACGCTGGTCAACTGGGATTTCAGTAGCTGTAATTCCCATGGCGTCATCAGCCTCACATCCATCGGTAACCTGTCCAGCGTAAGCCTCAACGAGGTAAGCGTTTGCGTCTCCACGATAGATTGGATCAGGTTTTCCCTTTCGGTTGGCTTTGTATTGTGGGTCCACTTGATATCGGAAATTGTTATCTCCCGTAATGAACATCTGGTAATCGGTGGCACCTGTAGTTTCCAGGATACGCTTGACTAGAAGATCTATGTCCTCCTTGCAAGCGTCCCACCCAAAGTTTTCATTGTATATCGCACATGAATAACTTACGATATCGCCGTCCACGATGGCTAGCAAATTTAGACCTTTGTTTCGACTTCAGCGGCTACGTCTGCCACAACTTCCTTGGGAGCTTCGGCAACAGCTTCTTCCACCTTGGCAGGTTCCGCTTCCACGGCCGCTACCTTGCTGGCTAGTTGAGTATGGATGTGATTGAAGATGGCTTCCACCTTGGCTTCCAGCACGGTAATCCGATCCTTGACATCCGAGAAAAAATTAAACATATCGTCCATTCCTTTAATAAAGTTAAAATACTCAATGAATTTTACTAGTCTTAAATTAGTATGGAATATCTTCGTCCATTGTTTCAATACTTCCCACATCCTTACTAACAACTGCCACAGCCTTGTCAGACTCGAAAACAAAAGATTCAAGTTGACGTGCATACTCAATCACCTCCGCAGCCTTTGGATGAGTCTTCGCACCCACACTCAGGGCATTCACCGCAGCACTGATTGAACTTTGCCGCACGATGTAGATCTGCTTCTTGGCTCGTTCCTCCGGTGTCTCCCAACCCCCCTTGGTCGTCGTTGTAGCTGTGGCAGTTGCAGAAGTCACAGCAGGTCGTTGTGAATCGCCAGAGGTAAGTGCAGAAGATTTTGTTGCGCTCGTCCAGTCCCAATATCCAGTTCCCTCATTCTTCAACAGTTCAATGTCATACACGTCTGTCGGCTTGGCGGTTACCAGTGACTTAAATACAGTCTCGGGCTTGGCGAACGACATCACCTTCTTGGACGCTACCTTATTCTTGTCCAGATCCTTATACGTAATCTCAAGCTGCTGGTAACTGGACTTGGCACCTTGTTTGGTTTCAATCGCCGTGGCAATCACTTGCAATCGCATTTGCATCTTTGCATTTCTCCTGAGTAGAAGCATCGCTTCGCTGCGAAGCTCTAAAGATCTATTATCTTACACGAGTTTAATACCAAAGTCAACTTATTTGTCGGTACGATCCACCTTTTTCGTATCCAGCATGTTCATACCAATCTTGACCTCACAGTTCAACGGAGTACGCCAGTTGATCTTGAACGTCCGGTTAAGATTGTCCACCAGATCATCAAAAACTTGATAGAATAAGTTTGTTACAGCCTCTACATCGGACTTCTGGCAGTCTATTACAATTGAATCGTGAACCGTGGATATCAGTAGTGCCGGAATACCCAGAGTCTTTAGCCGTCTCGCGAAACTTATCCTCGCGACCATCATCACATCCGCACCAGTTCCCTGCACCGGGTAGTTCGTGAGTACTGTCCATGGTATCTTTACTTCTCCTCTATTGTCTCTACCGAGATCGATGTGCCACTCACGTCCGAAAGGCCCCACAATGGGCTCGCCTCGTACCACGCTTTGACTCCAGGCCAGATGGCACGCGTCAATTCCTCCGTACTTAGCAAAGAATTTCCGCCCCACATTATCCCAGAACTTGGGATCTGTCGATACGTGCATGAACGCTGGATCGTTTGCGAAAGACCACCCACTACCACGGTAAATGGTTCTAAAGAGGTAGATCTTCGCAATAAGTCTCGATGGTAACTGGAAAGCCTCCTGGTTGATGGAGTGGGTATCAAGACCTTCCGAGATCTCTTTGTACGCCGTGGGATCACCCGAAAGTTCACTGAGGACACGCCACTCCAGTTGCGACGCATCGCAGATAACTAGCATTCACTTGGTCCATTGTCCAGCACGATCTGTCATCGTGTCCATAAGTTGATCAAACATTTCCTGGGGCATGCCCTTTACAAACTCCTTAAACGAATCACTGTATTCGAGAAGTACAAACATATCGTTGAGGAGCTTTTCTTCTGTTACCCTGGGTTTGCTGCGAGCCACGTCTGGATCTCCACATTAGCTTCGTTGAGTTGCCCAATCATAACTAGCAGGTTGGTGACATCTGCCTGATAAGCTGCCAGTTGTTGCTGGTTATTCTGAAGGAGTTGTTGCAGTACCTGTTGAATCGTCATTGTGTCTTATCCGCCATATCAAATTCGTGTACCCAATTTCTAAGATCTACCGCTAGAACTGGATTTGAGTCTTCGATAACATCTGAAAATTCAATCAAAGCACATCGAGATGCCTGTGCATAATCATCATCTCCAGAACCTGGATTAAGAACAAAATATTTTAATTTGAGACCATCAGTCATTATATCTACTCACGAAAAGGTCTTGTGCTGCGCTGTCAAGATTCTGGAGGTTGGGCTTGCTGGAAGATAGACGCCCGGTTGCAACCGTTACCTGGTTGAATTGCCCGTGAAGATAATTAGGTTCCCAATTCTGATTGGCATGAACCTTCATCAGACCCTCATAGGTCTTTTCGAGCAGCGTGGTGAGCCGTGTACGCCTCTGGATCAACTCCAGTATACCCTTGGTAGTCTTGTTACCACGGAGCTTCAGGAGGACGTCTGCGCCCGTTGCATAGTACCCCGGCTTTTTTAGTTCTGATCGGGGTAGAGGTGTGAACAGTCGGGGTAGTTCATGGAGGACTTCAGTGTTGCGATACCGTGGTTCGCCTATTTTCTGTCCTGTTTTGAAGAACCCAATGTGCTCTTTAACCACCTCTTTAATTGATCCACCATACAAAAAGGCAGATAGATCATCGCCACTATTGAAGCTAATAGGGACGTTAGGATAAATAGCAAGTAGCTTTTCTTCGACCTCTTGTACTTGTTCCTTAATTTCTCCAGTACGTTTATTAGCTAACTCCTCATCGAATTTAATTCCATTCCACTCCATCTCCTGGAGGATCAAAAGGTCCATACACATCAGTCTTACAAGACGCTTCGCGGATGGTGACATGTGTTCCATCTGATGTTCGTACAACCGATAGGTCATAGTCGCATCCACCGTAGCGTAAGACTCCAGTATATCCCACGGAATGTCTTCCGTCTGGACTCCATTCTTCCAGTACTCCGCCACCTTGTCCTCTTTTTGTCCAAGACCATACTTGGCCAAGGACTCGTCCAGACTTGGGTACTTCCATTTCTGATGGCTCCTTACGAACTCGGCGAGTTGGCAGTCCCATACCGGCCTTCCTCCAAGCTCGACTGAGATTTTCCGGAGGACGTGGATGTCGTATTTAATGTTGAAGCCAACAATAACTCCAGCCGATGCAATTCTTTCGCGCAGGC